CTAGTCTTCCTGCTTTGCCTTCTCGCGCTCTGCGATCACCTGGCTGCCCACGCGCTCGCTGTACGGATTGTTCTTCGCGCTCTTGCTTCCGGTGAACAGCTGCCAGAGCACGGCCCGCATCTCGTTTGTCAGCTGCTGCGGCCCGTCGCCGCCCGGCAGCATAATGCCGCTGTGTCCGTTCAGCGCATCGATGGCGTTCTCAATCTCTTCGCCCTTGTAGCTTCCGTTCCCATCCTCGTCGAACTGCGGCAGGATTTCCTTCAGCTGCACCCACGTTCTTGCCTCGATGCCGTAGCTGTCGGCGATCTCGTATTTCTGCTTTGTCGAGTCCTTCATCACTGCGAGCAGTGCGTCGCGCTGCGCACTTGTTCCATCCACCGCGTCGATGGCTGCCCGCCACTTCTGCACGTCGGATACCGTTTTCTTCCCCTCATCCGGCGTAAGCTCTGCCATACCGAGCGCCACGTCCTTTGCGCTCTGTGCGTCCAGCCCGCCATCAATCGCGTCCAGATACTTGTCCACGGCTCCTGCCAGCTTCAGCTCCAGATAGTCCGCCATCTCTGCGCCGGTTGCCAGCACGTCGTCCGCCTTCTGCGTCGAGGTCTTCACTTCGTAGTCGTCGAATACAGCCGCCTTTGCCTTCTCTCCGGCGTATTCATACAGCCCGCTCAGCATCTTCTCCTGCGTCTCGTCGTCCGCCGCCTGGAACACATCACTCGCGATCAGTTCCTGCAGCCTGCTTCCGACGGCGCCGCTCCATGTCTTGTCGTAGACCTGCTTCTGATAGGCCGAGAGCTTGCGGTCTTCGCCGTCAACGCTGATGCTGCCCGGCGTATCGGACGGAACCGCCTTTGTGAACCCGCTTTCGTAAAGAGACGCGAGCGTTTCGTTCGTCGTCTCATCCGTCTCCACGCGCCGGTTGTGCATGGTATCGCTGATCTTGCGCTCTAGCTCCGCGCCGCGCAGGCCCTTCATCTGGTTTTTGTTCGCCGTGGCTAGCGCATCGTCGTATGCCGCCGCAAGTTCCGGCGAGGCCCAGCGCACCGTGCCGAGCAGATACGCCTCCAGGTTGTTGACCGAGATGCCCGGCAGGTATGTGGCCGCTGCAGCCGCCAGGTCTTTGATGCCGCCGACAATGTCACCGCTGTGCCGGTGCAGGTATTCGCCCAGGCTTCCGCCGTTCTTCACGACGTCCGCTGCGTCCTTCAGCACATCCAGACCGTTCTGTCCCTGCTCCACGATGGTCTCCACAACGTCGGACAGCTGCTCCAGGCCCGGCGTGTCGATGCCGTACCACTTGTCGCCCGTAATGATGTTGCCGACGACGTCCGCAAGTTCTTCTCCGTAGGTGACGATACCAGCCAGGTCTCCCACCAGCCCCAGCGCCATTTTCTTTGCCACGCTTCCTGCTGTAAGATTCCCGTCCTCGTCGCGGTACGCCTTGCCCTTGCGCTTCCAGAGGTTCATCAAGAACTCGATGCCCTGCGCCCAGATGTACCCGCCGACGGCTGCCAGGAACGCAACGCCCAGCCCGCGCTTGGCCTTGTTGTAATTCTCCGTGTCGCCGATTCGCTTGTAGTATTCCGCCTCACCAGCACGCTGCCGCAGCGCATTGTAGGTCTGTGAGCTGTCCGACTTGAACATCGTAAACGCCCGCGTCACCGGATTCTTGCTCTTGCGCAGCGCGCCCTGGTGCATCTCGTCCGAGGTGGACTGACTTCTCGCCACCGCTTCGTTGAATACTTCTGCAACCTTCTGATAGAACGGGCTGCTTCCGCTGTCGATCTGCTCCTGGCTTCCGGTCTCCAGCTCCGGGAACTCAGCTCGTACCTTGTTTTCCGCCCACGGCCACAGCACGCTCGCGGCCCAGCCGTCCATGGCGGTGATCGCTCCGCCGCCGAAGATAAAGTTCGTGAACTTGTTTGTCTGTGTCCAGTTCGGATTTTCCTTCAGCTGCTTGGTCTCCGGCGTGGAATAGCCCAGCGTTCTCCAGTCCAGCTCCTGCGTGTACTTCTCAATCAGGCTCCGGTCGATGCGCTTTACCTGCCCCGGCGACGGGAAGTTCTTGAAGTCCAGCCACGCACCCGCCAGTGGAATCGAACCCAGCTGCTTAAATACGATGGATGGGTTTGCCCCGAACGCGGCGCCGATGTAATTGCTGAAGACTTTTTCTGCGCCCATGCTCACGCTGTCGCGCGTGCTTGCCGTGCCGCCCTGCAGCGTCTGCACCAGGTCTTGAATGTACTTCAGACTCTCATCGCCCCAGTCGTGGGTGATAATATCCGACATGGAATTTTCCCGCTCGCGCCAGTTTAGCAGCGTCTGCCAGTTCCGGGCTGGAATTGCCATGCCCACGAACCGTGCCGTCTGCTCCACGTGGCGCTCAAAGGCGTCGAAGGCGCCGATGTTGTAGCTCGGATTTTTGGAGAACTGGCGGCTCTTCAGATTGCCGACGCCTTCCGCCGTCGCGTCGTAGACGCCCAGCTCGCTCTTGGTGTAGTTGGAGTTGGTATAGATCGGCGTATAATTTTTGCTTACAGCCTTGTCGTACCCGTAGAGAATGTTGGAAACGCGGTTGATCTCCTTCTTGGCAAACACGTTGTAGTATTGCTCCAGTGCCTGTGCAAGCTCCTGCTCTTCCGGTGTTAAGCTACCGACGATCGCCTTCACGGTTTCCGGTGCCATGCGCACGGTCTTGCCTTGGGCGAAGGCCTCGCGACGCTTGCCCTGGCTGTAGAGCGTTTTGTCGGCGAAAGTACGGCCGCCTTCCATGTGCCGCAGGTTCTCCGTGCTCTTGCTCTCCAGGTACATGTGCACCTTCTGCGTCGGCGTCATCCATACCGTGATCGTGTCCCCGAACTTCGGCGGCTTGCCGACCTCCAGAGCGCCGACCAGCTGCGGAATCTTCACCTCATACCAGATGCCGTCGTCTCCCTGGCCGTCTGCCTTCTTGGCCCAGTCTTCATGCTCCGTCAAGAACTCACGCAGCTGCTTTGTGGCGCTTACCGTGTAGTCGCGGATGTCCCGCTCGCCCTTCTCCAGCTGCTTGGCCATGGAGTACCACGCGCTGTTCGGGTTCCAGCCTGCCATGCGCTGCATCACGTTCATCGGAGAGAGCTGTTCCTGGTTGAACAGGCTGTCCAGCTTCTTTCCCTGGCGCGCCGCTTCGCCTGCCTTCGTCTGTGCTCCAAAGTCCAGCTCTTTCTTGCTGTCCGTGTAGACCTCTGCGAACAGCCGGTTCATGTCGTCGTTGATGACGTTGTTCCGGTTGTAGAACTCCGTCCGCAGTCCGACGGCTGCCTTATACAAATCCTGCAGCGCGTTCAAATCCATGTCCGCGATCTTCTTGTTGTCCAGGCGGTGAACGATCTTCTCCAGCTCTTTCGACGGCAGGAAGTTCGGGTCGTTTGCCTGTGCGTCCTTATACATCTCGGCCAGGTCTTTCCACGTCGCGTCGTACTTCTTGGAATAGCGCATCTCGTTGGCTGCGCTCACTGCATAGATGTCCAGGTCTCCGAGCACCTCGTCCCAGGTTCCCTGCAGTTCCTCCGGCGCCCGGTACTGATTCTTGGCCAGCCACTGCAGCGCCTTCAGCGTCTTCTTCTGCTGCTCCTTCAGCTCGCGGTATTCCCGCTGCCGCTGGCTCATTTCCTTGCGCTGCTGCCGCTCCTTCGCGCGGCTGAGTGCTTCGCGCTGCCGGGCGGCTGCCGACTTCTCCCGCTCCTGCGCGATCTTCACGCCGGTTCTGTCTCGCAGATGAACCTCCAGCTTTGCTGTCCGCGTGAACGTGCGCAGTGCTTCGTCCATCTGCCGTTCGATATTGTCCAGGACTTCGTCTTCCGAAACATATTCCTGCCCGGCCAAAAGCGCAGTGTACTGCGCCAGGCTCATGTTCTGGCTCTTGCCTTCTTCCGCCGTCTGCACAATGTTCTCCAGAATCTCCCGGCTGTCCAGATCGTCCGCATGGAACATCCCTGGCAGCGTGTCTGCAAGCTCTGCGTTGACCATGTCGATACCAGCTGCGCTCGTATCGTTTACCAGCATAACGCCTGCTGCAAATGCCTTCTTCCGGAAATAGCCCCAGTCGTCTCCGAACTCATGCTTCACGCTCTCCGGCACATAGATGCGGCGCCCCGCAATCTCCGACCGTGCCTGCTGCAGATACTCATCCGCTGCCACTTCCATGACGCCCTCCGCGTACATCCGGTCGAAGAAGGCGTCCCGGTCTTCCTGCGTCAGTTCGCCGTTCTTGAGCATCCGGTCTGCCAGAGTGTCAATGATCTGGTTGATCTCTGCCCGCCGCCCTTCCGGAATGGAGAAGATGCCCTGCATATCCTGCCGCAGATTCCGCTTTGCAATGATTGGCAGACTTTCTGCTACCGGCTTCGTCTCGTTCTTCTTGCGCGGCTTTTTCTCCTTCTGCTCAGGCTCTGCCGGTTTGCTCTCCGGCGCCTGCTCGATCTCTCCGCCGGTTTCTGCCTGCGGTTCGTCCACGGAGAAACGCATACCCTTCAGACTTCTGGCGATCTCCATGCGCTGCTCGTCGTTCCCGGCCTCGTACTCGATAACGTTCAGGCCCGCCGCCTTCATCTTCTCCAGCCGTTCCGGCGGGCAATCATCCGGCGCAATGCAGACCGGCTCGTCGAATGTGACCACGCGCTGCGGCTTCGCCTCGAAATATCCCGTCGGCATTTCTGCCGCCTGTCGGTACATACCGGCGATCTCCGTGGCAAGCCCGCCGTCGATGTCATACCCCTGCCTGCTGAAGGCCTGCTGGATGCGCATGGCGTCCTGCCCGGCGTTCTCCATGAGCAGGCCCGCGATCTCATCCATGTCGTAGCTTCCGGAGGTCTTCTGTACGTCTGCGACAATTCCCTCAATGCGCTTGTCCAGCTCCTGCAGCAGCCGGTTATATTCTTCTTCCGGCATATTCTGCAGGCGGCCCTCGTCTGCATGGATGGCGTCCACGCTTTTGTATCGCGGCGTCGCCACAGATAAGATTCCCTTTGCGCCTACACCCCAGTAGCTCTCGCCTCTGGCGCTTGCCTGGTTCATTGCTTTTACGATGTTCTCTGCCGTGTACGCGCCGTGCGTTTCCCGGAAGCTCTTTCTCCTGCCGGAAGTCGTGAAGCGTTCCTTCCCATTGTAGATGCCCGGCTCGCCCAGCACGCCGCGAAGCTGCCCGCGTACCCATGCCTCGACATCTGCATCGTCCACTGCCTCGCGGAGCTTATCCTGCGTGGCATAGCGGTCTACGCCGTCGCGTGTCTGGCCGCCATCTTCATAAAGCGCTTCTGCGTTCCGGATGAAATCCTCTACACGTGCGTCGCTGATCTTGTCCCGCTGCCGTGCAACGCGCGTCTCGCGCAGCTCCGGCCTGCGGTTCAGCGCGTACTCGTGGTCTGCAATCCAGGCGTCCATGATGCTCTCGCGTGCCGTCTCCAGTTCTGCCGCTGTCAACCGCTCGCCGGTCTCCAGCTTCACATACAGCTGTGCCAGCTCCTGTGCGCCGATTTTCTCTGTATAGTCCTGCAACGCCAGGTTGCCGAAGCTGTCCCAGACTTTTTCCTTCAGTACAGGCTCGATGTCTTTCCCTTGTTCTGCAAGATATGCAGCCCGCACCGTGTCGTCTCTGGAAATCCGCTTGGCAAGCTCCGCTTCGTCCATCGTGGACACTTCGCCCACGTGGCCGCTGATGACGCTGCCACGGGAGAAGATACCACCCGCCACCTGGTTCGCCAGCTGCGCGATCTTCTGCTCTGCTGCGCTGCTGGCCTCGTAGTTCACCTCCCGCTCGACGATTGCGTTTGCTGCCGTCGGCGTCCAGGCATCTGCGCCGTAGACCTTGTTGCGCCGGTCTGCCTTCGGGTCGATGCTCTGGCGTGGGAAGACCAGCGTATAGTCTCCGTATTGCGTATGCCCCTGGCTCGCCTTCACAATAGCGACCGACGGCGACGGGATAGCGCCGAGCTGCAGCATACTGTCCATCTTCTTGCCGTCCAGATTGTGAATGGCCATCAAGTCTTGCGTCTGCTCAACCGGCTCGTCCATAGAGAACCGGGCCTTGACAGGCAGCCGCTTCTCTGCTACACTGGCCTCAGAAGCATCTGTGGGCACCCTAACAGGGCGGTTTTCCGCTTTAGCTGTACCATTCTGGTACTGACGGGGAGGCGCAGGTGCTTTCTTTTCGTTCTCATTCAGCTGGATGGAGTACACAAATTCTCCATCCGGCTTTTTCCGTACATTTGCCAGCAGGTCATAGACCCGTCCGTCGATTTGCACAGTCTTCACGAAATATTCCCAACCTGTAAGTCCCTGGTGCGCTTCGGATGTTTTGCCCTGTTCTTTGCCGCTTCCGCTGTGCTCTGCGTTTTCGACCAGATCAAAAATGTTCCCGTCCGCTCCTGTGTTGATCTTCGCCTTCCAGCCTCTTGGTGAAGACTTCTTATCGCCGTAGACGTTCTTCCGCAAATCATTCTCATCGAATGTCGCGTAATAGACTTCACCATCTCGCGCTGTGAACTTCGCTGTGCGGCCTGCGTATTCATTCCGCATGATGTCCATAAAGGCTTCCATGCGCTTCTTGTACGGCAGCTTGCGGACGGCCTCGCTGGTTTCATACACTTCAGTCCCGTCGTCCGTCTTTCCGACGTAATCCAGACTGTCGCTCAGATCGGCATAGACCGTGTTCTCATCAGCTCTGGCTGGCGGCGTCGCGCGGCGCTGCTCCGGTGTCAGGCCCCGGCGGCTGGCTGCGTCTCGCGCTTCAATCTCGCCTGCGGTATTGCGGTAAAGATCGTAGCTGTCCAGCCCCACGCCGTTCTGGATGTCAATGATGCTGTCTTCCAGCTCTCCGATCTTCGCTTCAATGGCGTCGTCTTCCGCCGTCCACCGGTTCAAATCCCACGGCAGCTGTTCTTCCAGCCTGGCAATCTCTTCCCGGATGTCCGCAATTCTCGCTTCTTTCGCCTCGTCCCGGTGCTGCTGCCAATACTCCGGCGATGCGCCGCTTGCAAATCCTTCTGCCTTCTGAATGGCGTGCTGGATTTCGTGGATGATCGTCGCCTCTGGTGCCGAGCGCAGCTTGCTGTCCAGCGCGATCTTGTTCTCGCTTGGAGAGAAATAGCCCTGCGTATTGCCCGGCAGCTCCTTGAACTCTACACGCACGCTGCGCAGCTGCGGGTACGCCTGGAACAGTTCCTCGTGATCGATGACGTCCTCCAGCGTGGCATTCCCGCTTTCCACGCGCTCGCTCAGTCTCCCGTACTCTCGGCCCCAGGTCTTGTCCAGCTCCTGAAGGCGCTCCTGGTCTTCCGGCTTCCACGCTTCTGCAGAACCGGTGAGCATCTTGTCCACGAGCTTCTGATATTCCGCATAGTCCGGGTGGTTCCGGCCGAAGGCTGCGTCTCCGCCGCGATGATACTTCATCTTGCTGTCGTCGATCTCGAAACGCAGCTTTCCTTCCATGCCGGTGTGCCAGCCGGTTTCCTTTCGCACGCGCTCATCGTCTTCACCCTGCATCTGAAGCTCCTGTGCGCGGGCGAGTGTCTTCTGATCTGCTGTGTTTGCGTTCACGCCGCCGTAGCTGTAGCGCTCTGGCGGCCCAGTCCTGCGCTGTGTCGCCGCTGCTGTCTCGCTGCCCGGCGTGGTGACCTTCCGCTCCTGCAGAACCGCCTGCGCCTCGCTGCGGTACTTTTCGGCGTGGGCGCCGAAGAAGTTGATTCCTGCATAAGCGTCCGCACAGATTTCCTCTTTGACGATGCCGTAAACCTCGGCTACTTCCTGTCCGGATGCGTGCTCCGGCAGATCATATACGCCGCGCAGGTTCTTCAGATACTTCTCGACCACTGCGTCAAATTCTTCCCGGCTGTACTGTTCTACGATGGCCCGCTCGATCTGCCGCACAAGCCCCGGATTGTTGGCCGCGTAATCATGGAAGGCCTCGTGGTCTGCGATCTGGTCGATGTTCAGATAGCGGTGGTCTGCCTGGACGATGATGCCGTTCTCCGTATAGACGCCGCGTGCCGCGCTCACCGAGCCATCTGCCTGGCGGATGCGGATGGAACCAAGCACATACGTCACCGGTTTCCCGGTCTCATAGGAAATGCGCTGCGCCGTTTGCTGCATCTGCGTATCCCAGTGAGATTCCGGCATGACCTGAATCTCGCGTTCCTCCGTTCCGTTCGGCAGGCCCAGGCTCTGGCTGCTTACTTTTTCGAGCCGTAGAGTTCGTCCAAGATTCTCTCTTTCAACAGCTGTTCTGCCCTGGTTAAAGGCGCGTTGTGGTCTGCCTTCTGCCAGGATTCCACTCTGTCCGCCGGTACTCTCACCGAGAATCCGTCCGCCGTCTCCATCAGGTAGCTGCTCGCTCTGCTGTTCTGTGCCTGGCTTCTGCCCGGCTGGAAGCTGTTCTGTGCCATTGTTCATTCCTCCTTCATGTGTTGTGGCTTCATTCTGTACGCCGGGCTGCTGGCTCCCTGGCACCTGCTGCGCGGCAGTGTTGACCGGCTGCTGATTTTGTGTCTGCACGTTTCCGGACACGACCGCTTCGATGTCCGCGTCCGTCATCTGCCGCATGACGTTCTGCACTTCCGGGAAAGAGAGCAGCTTGCCAAGAACTTCGCCATCTGTGATCTGCCCGCGATAGAACGCCTCAATGCCGCGTGCCATCGACTGTGCGCGTTTTCCGCTCACGCCCATGGCCTCCAGGCGTTCCAGCGGTGTGGCAGTCTGTTCGGTCTGCACCTGCTGCGGCGTCGGCAGCCCAGCTTCCTGCTGCGTGCTCTGTTCCAGCTGCTGCGGCTGCACGGCTGCGGCCTGCGCCGTCGGAAGACTTGGCTGCTGTGCCTGCTGGTTTTGTTCCGCTGCCTGCACTGCAATCTGCGCAGCCGCTGCCGCTGCGTTCCCATTTTGCAGAGCCTGCCCGCTCTCCGGCGGCTGTGTGTTCTGCGTTCCAGCCTGTGCCTGCTGCAGTCCCTGCTGGATGGCGGTCTGCAGCTCCTGCTCCACCTGCTTCTGCATCTGCGGGTCTGTCGGTGTCGTTGGCAGGTCTGCCGCCGTTGGCAGCTGGCCCGTGCTTCCGCCGCCCGGCAGCATGACATTCGGTGTCTGCATGGCGCTGGACGCTGCGGTGTACCCATTGACATACGCCCGCATCGCCTCATCGATAAGATCGAGCGTTTCGTTCAGATTGTCCACGGCCTTCTGCTGGCCCGCAATGTAATAGCTGTTGACGCTTTCACGCAGGCTCTGCGTCTGCTGCATGATGAACTGCGCCCGCTGCGCCTTTGCTTCCGGCGTCATATTTTCCGTTCCGGCCGTCATTGCGCGGTATCCCTGCTCAATGTCCTGGTATGCCTGGTTCATCTGCGCCTTCTGCTGCTGTGTCGTCTGGTAGCCGCTGATTGCACTGCTCAGCACAGAGAACGCAAACGCCGTCACGAGGTTTGTGGCGATCTCTTCTTTCGTCGGCTTTTCATCTGCCGCAAGATAGCCGACTGCCTGGTTCACGCTCGCGTTCGTCACGCCGCTTGCCGTCTGCCGCAAAAACTCCATGAACGGCGTCATCTTATGCGTATCACGCAGCACGTTGGCAAGGCCTGTTCCTACCAGTCCGCCTGCCAAATTGCCAGCCATGCCCTGTGCGCCGCTGATCGCAATGTGCTTGAGATAATCTTCCGTGCTCATGTCGCCCATGGCGGCTGCGCCTGCATTGTGTACGGCATCAGCTCCGGCAAAGCTCAGCGCTCCCGCCGCCACCTTGAAGCCGAGGCTGCCGGTGTTCATTCCTGCTGCCGCAAGCCCAGCGCCCGCCGCTTCTCCGATGCCGGACATCAGCGCCAGACTTCCCGCGATCTTCGCGCCGCCCGCGAGCACCGGATGCTCTTCCTGCGCCCGCTGCGCGTTTTCCATCTGCCGGTGATACTCATCCTCGTTCGCGCCGAGCGCTTTTCCGACTGCAGCCGCAGCCGATGTCACACCCAGTCCCTCCTGCAGCCCGCTCGCAACCGCCGTCTGCTTGGAGTACAGTCTTGTGTAAAGAACATCGTAAATCTGCTGCCACTGCGCGGCCGCCTCCGTGTCGCCCTTGCGCATTGCTTCCTGGTACGGCGCAAATGCCATCACATTCTGCTCATAGCCTAGAAGCCCGCCGAACCCGCTCTGCGTGCCGATGATCTCTTCCGCCTCCTGCTTCTGGCGTTTCGTCCAGGTTCCCGGAACGCTTGCCAGCGCAATGAGCCGGTCTTTATATCGTCCCACATTTTTCGCGGTGTACGTCTCCGGCCGCTTCGTGCCCTGCATCTGGCTCTCGCTCTCCTGGCGGTCGATCTCGTCCTGCAGCTCCTGGATGCGCCGGTCTGTTTCGCTCTGCGCAGACTCCGCCTGGAAGGTTGGCAGCGTCGAATCGCTGGCTTTGCCCAGCATGGAAAGAATACTGGGCTGCTGCGCCTGCTCCTGCTTCTTCTGGCTCTCCAGAATAGCGAGCGTCCGTTTCATACCCTGCAGCTGATCGTGCGCCACCGCTTCGTCCAGCGCCTTCTCGCGCTGCGTGGTGTAGTAATAATCCTGCGCATCATGCAGCTTTTCTGCGTAGCTGTTCGCAGCATCCACTGTGTCGAATACACCCAGGAACTCCCCGGTGTCGTAGAAGTGCTGCAGAATTTCGTCTCCGTCGCTGCTGCGGTATGCCTTCCCGTCTTTCATCCAGACCGACGGAAGCAGCACCTCCTTGCCCTGAATGTTGAAGCTCGTGCTGTCCACGGTCGAGATGCTGCCGTCGGCGTTCCGATACTGCGGCCGGTTGTAAAGGTCGATGTTGCCCACGCCATACTGGCCGATCTCCTGGTTGTATCGTTCCTTCTGCCGCTGAGAAGTTGGAGCCGGTGCGCCGAGTCCTGCAATGCTGGCAGGCGTTGCCGTCCGGTCGAATCCGCTTCTCTCGCTCTGAGGGGCCTTCTGCTCCTGCGCCTGGCGGCGCTGCTGTGCGGCGCTCTGCGCCTGGCGGATGAAGTCCTGCTTATTGAGGACGCCACCGGCCTCCTGGCCGGTGGTCTGTTCCCAGTTGCTCTGCTGCTTGTCCGCTTTGTTCAGGAAAGATTTCTTGGAAATAACGCTCATACTTTCCTCCTTACTTGTACTTCACGGAGTCGTCGATCTTGATTCCGCTCACCTCGTAAATCCGTTTCGCCACGTCAGACCACTGCTGCTTCGACATCTGCCCGCGTGCGCCGACGGCCACATCATAGGCCCTGTCATAGTTGCCCTGGCCGAGCAGCGTCGAGATCGTCCGCTGTACGCCGTTATACGAATCTCTCGCCATGGCCACGTTGCCGCTGTAGCTTCCGCCGCCGTTGATCTTCGAGCCACCAGCGCTTCCGGAGCCGGAACCGCCGCCACTGCTTCTAGAGCCCTTGGCCGCCAGCGCTGCCTCGTATGCAGATGTGTCGATGCCCAGCTTCCGGAGATACGAATAGTCGCCGTACTGTGCAGCCAGCTGTGCCTTCTCTAGTGCCTCGCCGCGAAGTCCCGTCTGCTGGTTGATCTCGTCAAGCAGGTTCTGGTAGCTGAAACTGCGGTCTGTGTTGTACTGGTTCAGCTCGTTCAGATACTTCGTGTAGTCCAGCTGTTCCAGTGCGCTCGCCGTCTGCACGTCGTTTGCAATCCGGCTGTAAGCATCTGCCCATGTCTGGTAATCGAAGTTCCGGTTCGTGTTGTACTGCTGCAGCTCGTTGAGATGCTTGTCATAGTCCGACTGCTCTGCGCCCTGCACGGCTCCCAGATCGCTGAGCTTCATGTTGTAGTCGTTCATGTACTTGTTGTAGGCCAGCTGGTAAAGCTCCGGAATCTTGTCTGTCATCTGCGCTGCATAATAATCTCCGGCCTGCGCCGCTGCCGTCGCTGCATAGCTCGACGGGATACCGCCGGACGCCGCCGCTGCCGCGCCGATGGCGTTCTGCTGTGCGCGGTCTCCCTCGCGGGTGTACTGCTTGCGGTACTGGCTGTAGAGCTGATCGCGCTCCGGGTCATAGCTGAACGCTTCGCGGTTCAGAATTTGTTTTAGCAAATCCTGAATGGTCTCGTCGTACCGGTTCGTGTATTCCGGCTGTGCGACGTCATACGAATAGTTGCCGTAGTTCAGCTGCTTGTTCAGAAGATCGTCCACAAGCCCCGTGCGGTTCGAAGAGTACGTCGGCTTTGCATCCTGCTGGAAGCTGTTCGGGGAAAGTGGGTCGAGGTAGAACTGTGAACCCGCTCCGCCGCCCGTGTAGTTTCCGTAGCTGCTGCGGATGCCTTCCGCGCCTAGGTTTGCCAGTGCCCGCTGCTCCGGCGTCGTGGCGTTGTGGTAGTCGCGCTTGTATTTCAGGATGCTCATTCCCGCATCCGGATTCTGCTGTGCCAGCTTCAGATCGGCCGACGAGAACTCGCTGCCGAGTCCGGAGTTCGTCAGCTCCCGCTGAAACTCGTCGTATGTAAATCTCTGTGCCATTGTCGTCTCCTTTCATGGTTACAGTTCGCTTCCCGTGTAGACCTCGCGCACCAGCGAATACAGTCTGCACCCGCCGCTGCCCGTCATCCGGATACGGAAGTGATCGCACCGGCGCGGCACGATCGGCAGATAGAAGCTACGTTTCTTTTCTGCCTGCAGCGTCTTCACCTCGCGCCAAACGCCGTCTGAGTCGAACTGCATCTCAATCTTCACGCTGGCCCCTTCGTCCAGCTCCAGCCGCACCAGCAGCTTTCCGATGCCCTTCTTCTGCGGAATCGGCACCGATGCCGAGGAGTATGTCGTGTACTCGTAGAAGTCCGCCCACTCCGTCATCCAGGAGACCTCTGTCTCCCGAACCGCCGCGGCTGGCGCCGTCCTGGCATTTCCGTTCAGCAAAAGCCTTCCGTCTGCAGCCAGGAAATACAGCTCCCCGTTCCAGCCCCAGCCGACAACCTCCAGCGCATCTTCCCGGTGCCACAGGCCCCGCAGCGTGTCATACGCAAAAAGATGCCAAGCGTCATCTGTGTCCTTCATCGAGACGTAATACTTCGTCCCGTCGCTGCCGCCCACGGCGTTCCGGAACCGCTGCGTGCCGAACGCCGCGCCCACCTGCTGCGGGATGCCGCCGGAGTAAGCGACAATTCCCGTGCGGGCCAGATAGAAAAGCGTCTCTCCGGCAATGGCGATGGACGCATCGCTGCCAGCTTCCACGCCCAAAGAGGCGCTGCCCATCACCTGAAAGTTCGACGGCTTGTCTCCGTAGACCTTGTAGATGTGCTCTTCTTTGAAAAAGCACGGATAACCCAGGTAGCTGCAGCACGCCGTGAAGTCTCCCGCGCTGCCGACATTTACGCTGTAGCTGTCCGTGGCCACGCCGTCAAATACATTCCAGTTGAAGATGTCTCCGAGTTTGCTGGCGTAGATTGTGTCTTCCTTGCAGCCCCAGAGCCTGTTCTCATTCTCACATAGAAAGTCCATATCCGGCACGGTTCTCTTGATGGTCAAGGTCTCGGTGTCCCCGCCGCTTCCGATCGTGAAGGTGTTTTCGTAGAAGCGGAGGTAGTCGCCGTCGATTTCCCGGATGATCGGCGTTTTGTTGTTGCTCTCATGCTTCACTGCGCCGGAGATCGTCACCGCGTCTCCGACCTTGAAGATAGAATCCCATGCCGCACCGGACGCATAGATCGTGTTGGCCTTTGCGTCCTCGCCTGCGTAGGTTCCGTCCTGAATCTTTGCGCTGCCGGTGAAGCTCGCTTCCATCGTGCCGAACTCGTCCGCCAGGCGGTTATAATACTTCTTGTCCGGCAGGATGATGATGTACGCGCCCAGGCTCGCGAACTTCTTTCTCCCGTTCGTGACGGTTCCCTTGAGCATTCCGTCTGCGTAGAACCCCGTTCCGTCCACCCAGTACAGCCCGTCGTGTGCGTAGAACCCGTTCGGTTTTGTGAGTGTGCGTACCTTCCAACGCGGGCGCCTGGGTGCGAGCAGGGGATAGAAGTCGCTCGTCATATTTTTCATGTCCCAGATGTCGCCGTTGTCTGCGCCGAGCGTGTGGTTGTACCCGCCGAACTTCGTCTGCTTGTATTTCTGGATACCGTCCTGGTTTGCCATTGGCGGCAGTCCGATCATGCGTCGTCACCTCCGAACCGGATGAACCCCTCCAGCGCTTCCAGATGGATGGGCTTGATCTTCTGCGGTTCCGGAACCGCCGCCGGTTTCCAGTCGATCTCCGTCTCGACATTGGCCAGCTCAAACCGTCGCGTGTTATATTCCGGTGCGTCTGCCGGGTCTTTGAAGAGGAAGGTGCCGCGCTCCGTGAAGGCAACGTTTCCTTTCTCGTCGAGCTGCCCGAACTCCTGCGTCAGCTTATTCTCTTCGCGGATATAGAAGTCCACAGAGGGCTGCAAGGCCCGCCGCAGTCTTGCCAGCGTGAAGGCCGTCTTGTAGTCCCATTCCATCTGCGAAAGATAGTTCACCGCCATGCAGGCGTTGACGCATCGGATGAGTGTTGTTTTCATGCTGTGCTCCTTTCAGCTCGTGCTCAGCGGCGAATCGTTGATGTAGACCGTACCGTAGAATTTGATATTCCCGCCCGACGAGATCGTCACGCCGCTGTTGCCGTAGATGTAAATATTGTCGTCCGCCTCGATGGAGATGCCGCCCGCCGACTGCAGCTTCATGGCAAACGACACGCCGCTAATATAGTTCGTGTAGATGAACATTCTGTACCGGTTTTCATACTGGCTGCCCGCTCCGTTGGCGTCCAGCCGGATGCCGCCTGCGGTGTAGTTGCTGTTCATATAGCAGAACTCGATCTCGCCGCCCCAGATGCCGTTCGACTGCAGAATGCTTCGGAAGGTGCTGCCTTCGATGGTGCAGCCGTAGATGTCGATGGCGTCAATCGTGCCGGTCGTGATGTTGCTGCCATTGATCGTCGTCTGTCCTGCGGTGGACAGGTCTGAGAACGTGACCATGCCGCTGAAGCTGATCGACTTGCTGGACACCACCACGCCGTCGCGCATGAGCTTGATCGTGCTGCTGCTTTCTCCGTTGGAGACCGACAGCGTGATGCTGTTGACCGTCTGTGTCAGAGACGATACGCTGCCGTCCAGCGTCGTGATTCTGCTCTGCAGCGCTGTCGCCGTCTGCTGCAGCGACGAAACATCTCCTTCTGCGTTCGTGATGCGCGTCGTCAGGCTGTTGGCCGTCGCAGTTAGAGACGTGATGTTTCCTTCTGCATCTTCCAGCCTCGCACCCAGGCCCTCTGCCGTGACCTGCAGCGCAAGAATCTGCTTCTCGTCATTTTCTAGCTGCACATATACCGGCTCCGTGATGATGTTCACGATCTCATCAAAGCCTGTCTCATTGAAGTTGTCTTTGTCCAGATTGCAGAACGAATACCGCAGCTGCTCCAGCAGCATATAGAGATAGCTCGTGATCTGCTCGATCTTGTCCTTGTCGGACGTTTCTTTCGTGAACTGTGGAAACCCCGTGTCCGCGCTCAAAATATTGGATGGCACCGTATCGCCTCCTTATAGCGTTTTCGGGAAGGGCCGTCTCCGGCCCCTCCCGTGCGTCTCACGCCAGGCCCGCGAGCTTTGCGAACCGGTACAGTACCGTCACAAACTGTTCTCGCGTCATCATGTCCTGCCACATATAGTTCGGCTCGCCGTCTTCCAGCGTGCCGCCGCCGAGCACGATGCCCTTTTCCGTGGCCCACTGCCGGGCTTCTTCGCTGTACTGGCTGCAGTCGTTGTCCTGCAGGTCTTTGCGCATCTGCCCAAAAAGTTCTGCGAATCTATCCTTGTCCATGTTCTCGTCCTCCATTTCTCCGTCGTCTAATGCCATGACTGTGTGTCCCTGGGATACCAGGATGTCGCCGCGCCGCAGCCAGCTGTCTTCCGTCAAAAACTTCTTCCCGCTCAGCATCTCGAACTGCCCGGTCGTCGGCCAGTCGTGCAGCATACAGTAGGTCGTGCAGCTGTTGCCCTGGCGCCTGAAGAGTTTCTTCAGCTCCGTCGCGCCCGCCGAGATCGCGCACAGCATCATAAATGCCGAGCAGTCTGTCTCAACCGGCTTGTTGATCTTGCCGAGCGCGAAGTCTACTGCCTCCGCAGCGGCGTATGCCGTGTTGCGCCCGTCCATGTCATAGCCGATCTTCCGGTTCCGTACGCCGTCTTCGCAGGCCTGCGCCGCCCGCTCCGACATGGCCGGGTCTTTGAACCGGAGAATCCCCAGCCAGTTTCCGTTGTACCAGTACGAAAAATTCAGCTCCCGGCCCGTCTGATTGCCGGGCTTCTGCCCGCGGCCGCCGGTCTCTCCGAGGCTTGCCTGGCCGATGCGGATGCTCACTGCGCGTCACCTCCTGCCGGAAGCAGCCCTTTTTTAAGATCATATACCGCCGCTTCGATCATTGCGTCCAGGCGCGTCTCGTCGAGCGTGACGCCGTGTTCCGCCAGCCAGTTGATGACGTATGCCTTCTTCTCCTGGCCGCGCCCGGAGCCGACATAAATCTGCTCCGCTGCGCTAACCGCAATGCGCACCCAGGCGTTGATCTCCGTCTGCTGCTGCGCTGTTGTTTTCGAGCGGATGTACGGGATGACGATGGCGGTAATGACCGCCGCAATGAGCGCGAATACTGTTTCGATGATTGGTGTAATGTTCATGGTGATCTCCTTTCAGATTTCTTGATCGGTTTCTTCTGCTTCCTTTTTTCCGACTGCCCCGAAGCCCTTCCGCTTTTCAAACAGACTCTTCAGGCAGTACAGAGCGACAACGCCGACGATCTCCGTCACGGCCGTCTGGCTCAGCTTCTCGGCGATGGACTCTTTTCCGAGGTATGCCAGGATGTAGCTGCACCACACCCAGCCCACGCCGTTTCCCAGGCAGAACCAAAGCGCCCGCTTTGTGGTCGTCTTTAAGCTGGTGCGTTTCTGCTGCTTCATGTTCCGTGCTCCAAATCGTCGATGCGATGGTTTGCAACCTTCAGCTTTTCCTCGAAGACCGCCGCCTCCTCTTCCAGATGGTAGGTGCGCTCCACCAAACCGTTGTGCTTCGCTACTTTCTTCTCCAGCTGTTCCAGCCGGTATGCAATGAGCGCTGCGCTTTTCCGGTTCGCCAGGTATGTCCCGATGAGCGTACCGGCAAGGCTCAGCACGGCCACCACGATGGTCTCCGTCATGCCGTCACCTCTGTCCATCCATACACGCCCGGCTCCCACGTGTTCGCGTCCACATCGCTCGTCCAGTGTTTGCCGTTGCGGCTCACTTTTGCGCCCTTGGCGTAGGCATCCGTGCTGCCCACCGGCTGGCTCCACTCCGGCCATTCCTCTGCCGGGTCAGAGATGCCCACCCACAGCGACGGGCTGTCCTCCGGTTTCCAGCCCGCCTGCGAGGTGTGCGCCTTCAGGCATTTGTAGAGCTTGCCGCTGCGCTCCCTGATCTGCCCCGCAGTGTAGGCCACCGGGTATTCCCATGGGCTGAACAGCTCCGCGTGTTCACCGGCCGTTACGCCGTCGATACTTCCGTTCTCAGCCAGTGTGACAAATGCGATGGCGCTTGCCGCCTGGTTTTCCTGCAGGAATGTTCCGGTGTCACGTTTTACCAGGATGATCTGCGACAGCAGCATGGGCGTTCCGCCCACGGCCACGCCTTCGGCCTCATCCTCTCCGCATAGCAGCCAGAACCCGTCCGGATGCCTGCGGATATAATCAGGGGCTTCCGTCAGTGCAATCACGCCCCCGTCCTTCCGAATTTCGTACATTGATGGTCTCCTTTCTCCCCGAACAGCTTTCGATACAGCTTGTCCGTCTTCCGCAGCACCTTCCAGCTGTTTCCCCGTCGCATGTGGCCCTTCCAGCTCTCATACGACGTGCGCACGTCTTCTTCCGTCATGCGCCCGTCATCTACCCACCGCCGGAACTTCCGCAGCTTCTGCCGCATCTTTCTGGTGCTTTTGCGCTGCACCTTCCGAATGACGCCGCCGGTCTGCGTCAGCTTGAACTTCGTCTTCAGAAACCGCACGCCCTGCCTGATCGGCAGGATGCGCGTTTTCTTCTCGCTCAGCTGCAACCCGATACCGGCGCAGTATTGCCGGATGCGTGCGGCGCATTCCTCCAGATACCGGACATCCTCGCAGATGAGATACCCGTCGTCCATATACCGGCCATAGCCCCGGATGTGCAGCTGCTCTTTTATGAAATGGTCGAGTCCGTTGGCCAGCATCAGCGCGTCGATCTGGCTCACCTGGCTGCCCAGGCCGAATCCTCGCGGCCCAAAGTCTGCCATGAAGCTCTCTGCCCGCTCCCGGACGCGCTCGTCGTAGAGCCTGCGCCGGTTCTCCCGATGAATCGGTTCCTGCGGTGCGGAGTTGAAATAGTCCGTGAAGTCGAACACCAGGATGCCGCCCTGCATCCCATGCTTCCGGTAATGCCGCTGCAGGTGCCGGTTCATTCTGTCCATGGCAAAGTCGATGCCCTTGCCCTTCAGACTCGCCGCGTTGTCGTATATGAAGGCCGATGAGAACAGCGGCACCAGCGCATTGTCACATAAGCACCGCTGCACCACGCGCTCTGAGATGTGGACGCTCCGGATGTGCCGCATCTTTCCGCGCTCCATGATGTCAAATTCGTGGAAGCCCATTGTCTTCCACGTTCCGTCCATCAGCGCCTTCCGCGTCCTGGCCGTGTTCTCAGACAAACTCGCCAGATACCGCTGCGTCGAGCACTTCCAGCGCACGCCCTTGCAGCACGCCAGCCCCGCTTTGTATAGGTTCTCATAACTGAATACCTGCTCAAAGCTGCCGCACGCTTCGCTCCTGGCCCGGCGCTTTGCTTCCCGCCTGGCGCAGCGTCTTTGATACCGGCCCTCTTTTCGCTCTTCGCTTGTCATGTATGGTTCTTCTCCTTGCCCGTTCGGGCACCCGCCGTAAGGGATGATTGTCGGGTGCGCGTTCTACCCTCGTGGCAGTCCGGCTATGAAACAGGCCCGCGCACATCGGCCTGCCATGCAAGCAGCGTCCAGCCGTCTGCACCGGCGGATTGTTTTGGCTTTTGCCGGGAATAAGCTCTCCTTCTGCATAGGTACTGCTTCGCCGCCTTCCGGCGGTTACTGCGTCAGACCGTGCTGTGCAGAATCCGAAGGCCACGCCATTGGCATTGCTGGCGTTGTTATTGTTCGCGTTGCCGTTGCTGTTGACCAGGCAGAAATTCGTGGAGTTGCTGGCATTCGGTGAGCGCTCCCACCAGTTGGCTGCAGAGCCGACGGCAACAAAAACAGAGCTTAACCCATGTTGTCTATTCTTCCGAAACTCCGGCAGGCCCGTCCGGCAAATCCTTGTACCGCTGCCGGTCTTTCTTCCGGACAGCTGCCAGCAGCTTCGCTTCCTCCGCGATCATCGCACCCCACTGCTCCATAGCCTTCCCAATCCATTTGCACCCTTCCGGGTTCTGCCGGGCCGCCTCGTATAGCAGCTGCAGCTTCGGGTCGAGATTCTGCAGCGCAATGTTTGCCCGCGTCAGCTCGTCCCGGCGCATCTGCGCCTCGTGCTGATTCGTCGGCCAGATGTTGTTGGCCGCTGCCGCGTGCTCGTGCACGTCGCTCGCCAGCTGCATAATGCGCGACGTGAGGAAGAACGTGTACCGCTTCGGTGCCTTCATGCAGCAGCTGAGCGTGAACGCTTCCAGTTTCTTCGCCGTGTCCACGAACTGCATGCCGCTTTCGCTCCGTTTGGATTTGTAGACTGCCATACCGCCTCGTCCTTTCTTGCCGCCTCCTGCCCGCAGCACACAGGCTGCTGGCTGGAGGCAGGGCTTTCTTCGTTTTGAAATCTCGGCTTTCCGGATTCTGGATTAAAAGCAGAAGCCGAAGGCCACGCCAATGGCACTGCTGGCGCCGTTAAAGATCGCGCTGCCGTAGCCGTTGACCAGGCAGAAATACGTGGAGTCGCTGGCACGCGGTGAGCGCTCCCACCAGCCGGCTGCAGAGCCGTTCCGCTTCTTGACCTTGCTGTTGCCCGCCTTATAGTAATCGTACTGCGTGCCTTCGCCTGCCGCCGAGTAGCTGGTCGATCCGAAGATTTCGACCTCGCTGAGCAAAAACAGCTTGTCCGACACCGTCTCGATCGTCGAGCTTGCGCCGCCCACGGATGCCTTCTTGCTCACCTCGCGGATGCCGTTCTGTACCTCCGTAGGCATGAGCGCCAGAATCGCAGGCAGATGCGTCGTGCGCATTGCGCTGTTCTTCCAGCCGCCGGAGTTCGTGTCCGAGCTGTTCATAGCCTTTGTGTCGGCGTAGCAGTCGTGCAGCTGGAAGGTCAGCGGTGCCTTCCCGCCTGCGGTGTAGGTGTCGTGGTTCTTGCCGATGATGTCCACCTGATAGCTCGTGCCGTTGATGGTCATCGTCTTGCTGTTGCCCACCACCCATGCGCTCGGCACGCTGCCCGAATGACACGCTGCAATGATGGCAGACCAGTCGTTGTCCGCGAAGTTGTCCTTCAGGAAGCTCACTGTCACCGCGCAGGTCTTGTTCGCCGGTGCGGTGTAGTTCGTTCCCGCCGCCACGCTGATGGTGATCGTCGCGCTGCCGTTGGCCTTGCCCGTCACCGTCACTGTGTTGCCCGATACGCTTACCGTCGCCGCCGCTGTGTTGCTGCTCACGGCGCTGATCGTGCCGTTGCCGCTGCGCGTCACCGTGATGGTCTTGCTCTTCGTCGTGGTGTCCAGCGTCATGCTGGTAGGGGAGATGCTGAGGCTCCCCGCCGCCTTGGCGATACTCCAACTCACGCTCTTCGCCGTCGTCGTGCCGTCCGCCCAGCGGTAGTTGCTCTTCGGCGTGAAGGTTGCCGTGTAGCTTCCCGCGTTCGTGCCGGAGGTCGTGCCGCCGATGGTCAGCTGCGTCGTGCTGTAGCCCGTCCATGTAGGGGACTGGCTGCCGCCGTTGTAGGTCAGCGTCCCGCTCTGGCTCGGCACCGCAGAGATCGTCTTCCGGTTCACCGTCACGCTCGTCGTCGCCGTCTTCGTCACGCCGTTTTCCGTGTAGCTCACCGTGATCGTCTGCGTACCGACCGTGCTAAGCAGCGTCGGGCTGCAGCTGTAGCCGGTCACGTTGGCCGTGGCGCCGTCGGAGTAGGTGGCCTTTACCACCATGCCTGCGCTCTGGAAGCTGTCGCCGTACTCATAGACCTTCTTCGTCGGCTGCGCCGTGATCTCGATCTTCGTCAGCCGGTGCACCACCGTAATGGCCTGCTCCGCCGTCTTCGTCACGCCGCCTTCCGTGTACTCGATGGTGACGCTCGTCGTGCCGTCCGTCAGTGCCGTGTCCGGGCTGAAGCTGTATCCGGTTGCCTTGAGCGTGGCGCCGTTGGAATATGTCGCTGTGACGACCATGCCTGCCGGATTGAAGGTCTCTCCGGAGACATAGGTCGTTTTTGCTGGCGGCGTTGTAATGGCGATCGACACCAGCTTCACCCCGCCGCCTCCGCCGCCTACCATGTTGAAGACTAATCCGTTCATGCTCCCACCTCAATTCTTGTGATGTTCACCGTCAATGCTGCCGTCGGCGTCTGGCTGCAGTGGAAGGTCATCTTGCCTGCCTGCGTCACATTGTCCGCGTAGATGATCGCCTCGCTGTACGCGCCGAAGCTGGCCGGTGCTGGCGCCACCACATACGCATACGCGCCCGTCAGGAAGTTCGCGTTGCTCACCGTCTGCGCTTTGCTGCTCCAGTTGGCAGCCGCCAGCGTCACCGTGAAGGAAACAGCCTTCCCGCTCTTTGCGTTCCAGGCCGTCCGCTCCGCCGCTGTGACGTGCTTCGTGGTATCGGCCTCGTGGTCATCCAGGTTGCCCTGCACGGCTGCCGCTGCGCCCGCCGTCTCCTTGCCTGCAAGAGCGGTGCGGATGTCGCTGTGCGCCGCGCTGGAGCTGTTGTGTGCCGACACCGCGCTGGCCGCTTCCGACTTGCCGGTTCCTGCCGGGTCTGCGCCCGCCTGCGCTGCCGTTACCTGGTGCGGGTTATCCGTGTTCCCGGTATGTGCGCCCAGGCTCGTGGCGTTGGCCTTCTTGTCAAGCTCCGCCTTCACGCCGCCGCTGGTCACAGGGTTCGTGCTGTTCGCTGTCGGGGCTGCGTCGAAGGTCAGTTTGTCCTGCTTGCCGTTCCACTTGGTGCGCTCCGCTGCTGTGACGTGCTTCGTAGTATCGGCCTCATGGTCGTCCAGATTGCCCTGCACGGCGCCCGCCTTGGTCTCGGCGGCTCCCGCTGCGTCTGCGCCTACCATCTCTGCGGTATAGTCTCCTGCCTTCGGAACAACTGCGCCGCCGCGTCCGTTGAAGCTCGTCACGCCGCCGCCTGCAGTGGCCTGTGCGCTTTCGCACCAATACTTCGCGTTGTTGGTGTTCTCGCCCTCGCGCGTTCCTGTGCCGCCCACAGCCCAGCTCTCAGCTGCTTTTGCGTTTGCCTCCACGCCCTGTGCGCTGCTCTGCGCAAGCTCCGCGCTTTCCTGCGCGTCCGCAGCCGCCGCCTGGGCGTCCGTCTTCGCAGTCTCTGCCGCAGCCTTGGCTGCCTGCGCCGCCTGCCTGTCCTGGCCTGCGCTTGCAGCGGATGCAGCTGCCGCCGTCTTGCTGCCGACCGCCTCATCTCTGGCCGCTTCCGCAGCCGTCTGTGCGTTTGCCGCATCTCCAGCCGCTTTTGTCGCCGCTGCGCTGTCTGCCGCGACGGATGCCTCGCTTTTCTTCGCGTTCGTCTCCGCCGTCTTTGCTGCCGCCTCAGACTCTGCCGCATTGCTGGCCGCCGACTCTGCGCCTGCCTTCGCCGTGCGGGCGTCCGTGGCCGACTGCGCCGCCTGCGCGGCGTTCGTTGTCGTGGTCTTCTGCGCGTTCTCCGCCTTTGTGGCGGCCGCCTGCGCCGTGTCC